CCGCTTTTTCGAATACAGGAACATTTAATTTGGGAATGAGTCCAGGTGAAACAAATACTGTTTTTAAAGGATATGTAAGTGATGTTAGATTTTTAAATGGTGTATGTTTATATAGTAGTAATTTCTACCCAGGACCAACACCGTTTACATCTTCTGTTACTGTGGGTTCAACTACTTATAAGCCAGCTATACTTCTCAATGGAACTGATAGTGGAGTACTTGATGCGTCAAGGACCGTAGATTTAGAAACAATCGGAGATAGCAGAGTGACTACTTTTAGTCCTTATACTGCAGGTTACTATAGTAATTATTTTGATGGTAGTGGGGATTATTTATCGGTATCAACTGGAACAATTGCAACCGGTACGGGTGATTTGACTTTGGAGTGTTGGGCTTATAGAATATCAACTACATCTTTGCAAACAGTTGTTAATTTGAATACATATTTAACCGGTATTTTAATTAGGTGGGAAACTACAAAAGTAACAATATATGTCGGTGGAACAGATTATTCTTATAATACACCAACAGATATTCCATTAGGTGCATGGGTACACATTGCTTTAGTTAGAACAAGTGGTGTGTTTAGATTCTATGTAAACGGGGTACAAGCAACAACATTCAATACCAACTATAGTTTATCTATAACAAGCGTAACAATAGGTACATCTTCACACGACACCAGTGATGAATTCTATGGTTACATATCTAATGTCCGTTTTGTTAGCGGTACAGCTATTATTCCGCCTGTTAGTGGACCAACAGCACCACTAACAGCAATATCGGGTACAAGTTTGTTAACTTGTCAATCAAACAGTTTCAAAGATAACAGTACTAATAATTTTACTATTACTAGAAACGGTGATACAAAAGTTGCCAATACAAACCCATTCCAAATTAATAGTGGCCAGAGTTATTACTTTGATGGCTCCGGCGATTCATTGTATGCCGTATCTAGTCCTAACTTTACATTCGTTACTGGCGACTTTACTATTGAATTCTGGTTATATTTTAATGCTACTGCGAATAGACAAGATATTATGTGGATTTCAACTACCGGAGCAGCCACTGACAGACTTGGTATTTCATGGAATTTAACTTCCGGAAACCTAACATATTACATTTCTCCTACAATAGGTAATGCAATCAACTACGCATGGACTCCAACAGCTGGACAATGGTATCATATTGCACTTGCGAGATCCTCTGGAAGTACTAAACTATTTGTTAACGGAACCCAAGGCGGTTCAACTTATTCAGATTCAAGAAATTATAATTCACAGTATGCATTATACATCGGTCAAGACTCAACTGGTCTAACATCACCATTTAATGGATATTTGTCTGATATAAGAATCACACGAGGTATCGCAAGATATACTACAACATTCACTCCACCTACAACCCCGTTCAAGCTAAATTAAAATAGAATAAATATAAGATATGGCACTAACATTCGTAAAACCTTCAGGAATAGACACAACCGGTAGTTACACAATGGGTAACTTAACCGTTTCGGCTAATCTCTCAGCTGGAAACTTCAATGTTACTGGCCCAACAACATTCTCAAATATCTCACTTAATGGTAACATCATACCAACCGTAGCTAATGCATATAGCTTAGGTAATTCAACATACTACTTTAAAGATGTGTATGTTGGTCCTGGATCACTATACATCGACGGACAGAAAGTACTAGAATCTGTCAGCAATACAATTACTGTTACAGCAGATATTAACCAATCAGTTAAAGTAACTACAAGTGGTTCCGGTGATGTTATTTTAGATCCAACTGGTACTGGTGTAATTCAAGTTAAAGGCCCATTACAATTCGAAGCTGGTACTCAAGCAACAAGCAGTGATGGTAACGCTATTAGTTTCGCTGATCCTATAGCAGTGGATGCAGTTTCCGGATTGAGCGCAAACACCGATTTGATACTAAGTGCAATTGGCACTGGTCACGTGAAAGTTGATGACAATCTAATTGTCACAGGTGATCTAACAATTCAAGGTACTACAAGTAATTTAAGCGTATCAACATTAACTGTACAAGATAATATTATTGACATTAGCGCAGAAACTACAGGTACACCTACTAGTAATGCAGGTATTCGTGTAATCAGAGGTGATGATCCAGCGACTCAAATCAGATGGAACGAAACTGATGATGTTTGGCAAATTACAAATGATGGCACTAATTACTTAACTATTGTAGGTAAAGATAGTGCAGGTAATATAAGTGTAGGTAATTTATCTGCTACTGGATTATCTGGTACACTATCTACTGCGGCTCAACCTAGTATCACTAGTGTTGGTACATTAACTAGTTTAACTGTATCCGGTTTAGTCACCGCAACATCAGGTGGAATCAGAGTAGGAAACTTACAAGATCCAGGCGGCACTAACACAATTCAATTATTAAACAGCAATATATCTGTTACAGGTAATATTGTTGCTGGTGCAGGTGGATCCGGTAATGTAACTGCTACATTTTTTATAGGCAATGGTTCAACACTAACAAGTATTACTGGTGCTAATGTTACTGGTTATGTTCCACTAGCAACAGAAGCCAACACAGCCGGCACAGTTACTACTAATGCTCAACCAAATATCACTAGTGTTGGTACACTAACTTCATTAGATGTGACGGGCAATACTACTAGTGGTAATTTAACATTGTCTGGTTTAATTTCTGCAAACAATTCATCAGAGTTAAGAGCAGCTCCTGCAATATCTGCTGGATCATTAGCAATTAATTTAAATGCAGCAACAATATTTGATGTAACATTGAATGCCGCAATCACAACATTTAATATAAGTAATGTACAAAGTTCAGGTAGAGTAAGTTCCTTTGTATTAATCTTTACGGCTGATGGTACTGCAAGAAGCGTTACATGGCCAGCGTCATTTAAATGGACAGCCGGTAATACCGCTCCAACATTAACTTCTACAAACAATAAAAAAGATGTGTTTACATTCTTTACTGTAGATGGTGGCACTTCTTGGCAAGCATTCATATCAGGGCAGAATATATAATGGCTAATTTCGCACATATCGAAAATGGAATAATAACAGGTTTATATGACCAATTGCCAACCAACTGGAGAAACATTAGTAATTTCTACACATTGGAATCTGAAACAGATTACATTCATTCTCTTGGTTGGAGAACAGTAGTCAAAGATAATACACCTATTGATATTAACACACATTATAAAGGTGAACCAAGTTATAACATAGTCAATGATGATGTAGTAGAAACAATACCGCAATATCAAATACACCAACCGGATTTATCAGCATTGCATATTTCTGCTATGGTATATCTAAGAGAAAAAAGAGACAGATTGTTAAAAGAAACAGATTTTAGTCAATTAAGTGATGTAGTAACATTAAATGGCACTGCTCTTACCCAGGCATATATAACATATAGACAACAGTTAAGAGACCTACCTAGTCAATATGAAAATGATTCTAATTTCGTTGATGAAAGAACCGCAGTGTATCCTACACTACAAACTCCAACCGAAGGAGTTTAAATGAGTTTACTGGCTAGATTACTTACGCTACAAGCACAAACAACCGTAGTACCCAATCTCTTATATACATGGGGTGATAATGCTTCAGGTCAAATAGGTAACTCTACGATAATCAATAGGTCATCTCCTCAACAAATCGGAACTAATTATTGGAAAACATTTTCTGAGGGTGATAACTTTACTGTAGCAATAAAAACAGATGGTACCTTATGGGCTTGGGGTACTAACACAGCATATCAATTAGGTTTATCTGACACTATTAATAGAAGTTCTCCAGTCCAAGTCACGGCATTATCGGATTGGGTTGCTGTTTCAGCAGGTTCTAGTCATGCCGCAGCGATACAATCTGATGGTTCACTATATACATTTGGAAGCAATCAATATGGTCAATTAGGAAAAGATATAACTTTGGGTCTTTCTGATTACATGATTAATGTAACTAATGCCTTTGTTGCCGTTCGTGATGACGGACTGTTGTTTAGCACGGGCGCAGGTTACCCAGTTAACACCACACCTTCTACCTACAATTTTGGTTTAGCTACTATATGGAATACATTAAGCGTATCAAAACCATGGGCAAAAGTAACTGCCGGTGATACTTTTGGTGCAGCACTTACTACAGATGGTGATTTATATTTATGGGGATCGGGGGCACCAGGTGGTGCGACAACCTCTGTAATAAGAAAAGAGACTACTACTGTTAAATTCACTCAACTTTCAGCTGGCTATAGTCATTTAATGTTGTTAGGCGCGGATGGATATTTGTATGCTTATGGTAACAACACCTATGGACAATTAGGCAACAATAATAGAACTAATGTGAACTCACCTATAAGAATAGGAACATCAACTTGGAAAACAATTCAAGCTGGTGGCTTTTTTTCAATGGCGATAGATTCTTCAGATAATGTTTATACATGGGGATACAATCTTTACGGACAATTAGGACTAGGAAATAGAATCAGTAGAAGTAATCCAACTCAGCTATCATCTAACATTTCTAAAATATCTGCATCGGGTGACGTAGGAGCATATATTAATAGTTCAGGGTCTCTATTTACTTGGGGATTTAATGATGTTGGTCAATTGGGGTTATCTGACACTATTCACAGAAGTTCTCCGGTACAAGTAGGAACTAATAGTTGGAAATTCTTGTCGGCTGGTTCAGCTAATATGGCTGCTATCGATCTTAACAACACACTATGGGCATGGGGTAATGGAAATTATTATCAAATAGATCCAGGTAGTAATCAATTTAATTATTCTTCTCCAGTTCAAATAACTGCAATTCCGTGTGTGTCGGTGAGAATCAACAGTGGTGTTATTGCTTTTCAAACAACAAACAACGAAGTATATACACGCGGATTTGCACAATATGGAACACATGGAGGCGCTCAACTCCCCCCAGGTGTAGATAAAAGCAATCTTTCTACTATAAGTACAGGATCTCCTACAGTTAGAATCGGGCTACAAAAAGTAGGATCAGGTAGTTGGAATTTAGTATCTGCTGGACTATCACATACTATCGCAACAGATACTAATAACAAACTATGGGCATGGGGTGGCAATACTAACTATCAATTGGGTTTACAAGACACTAGATCACGAAGCAGTCCAACACAAATTACTACTGCAAGTAGTTTAAGTTTTACACAAATAAGTGCAGGTGCAGAACATAATCATGCTTTAACAAATAACGGCGAACTATACGGCTGGGGCAAAAATAGTGCAGGCGAAGTAGGAATGTTGAAGCATAGATACAATACAGTCACATTTATTAACGGTAATTGGATAGCAATAGACCAACAAGGTTATTTATGGACTTGTGGAAGCGGCTTGAATTCACAAAATGGTTTACTGGACTTAACGGTTACAGCTAGAAGTAGTCCAACTCAAATATCAACTGATGTTAGATATAGTGCCGTTCAAATGTCTGCTCTAGGAAACACTATTGCTTTAGGAGTAGATGGTTCATTGTGGACATGGGGAACAAATTCTGATGGTGGTTTAGGATCTAATTTGAATACCACACAACTTCTTGCCAGATCAAGTCCGGCACAAGTAGGAACTGACACAAATTGGTCTAAAATCTCAACTAAATATTACGGTGGACTTGCAATAAAAACAGATGGCTCATTGTGGGCATGGGGTGCAGGTGGGGCGGCACAGGGATATTTAAATCAACAGGGATATTCTACAATAGCAAGAAGCAGCCCAACACAAATCGGAACAAGTAGTTGGACAATGGTTTCAGGCGGAGTTGACCATGTATTAGCAATTACTGTTGATGGCAAACTATGGGGTTGGGGAACTAATAATCAAGGACAACTTGGCATAAACACAACCACCGCAAGAAGTAGCGCAGTACAAATAAGTGCAGGAACTAGTTTTATTTTTTGTGCGGCAGGCGTAAGTTGTAGTTATGCTATTGACACTGGTTATAAGTTATGGGCTTGGGGAATTAATACCAACGGTCAATTAGGAATTTCAGCTGGTATCGCTAATAGATCCAACCCAGTACAAGTTTCTCCCTATAAAGCCACAAGTTTCACACAGGTTTTCTCGCAGCCATCAAATGCAATGGCTATAGACACGGATAATAATTTATGGCAATTTGGTTTAACTAACATAGCTGGTACAGGAATTTGGCCTAACGCATCAACAAGTGATCCAAACATTGTAGGCGCAGGAACTTTTACAAACGCAGCCGCTGAAGCATTTCCCCAATTAAAATATTCATGGATGCCTGTCGGTGGCGGAGGAAACGCAACTCAAAATAGATATGCTATCACAACTGATGGAACTTTACAAATGTTTGGTCCTAACGCAGGTGGTCAATCCGGCATATTTAATATGGCAGTAGGTACTACACCCGCAAGATCCAGCCCAGTACAAGTTAATGCGTTTGGTGTTTATCCGAACATTGCATCACCTACTAGAATTGATTCAAAAAGTTATACTAGTATTAGTTCCGGCACATCAACAACAGTAGCAATCGATTCTAATAGTAAACTTTATACATGGGGCTCAAATCCAAACGGACAACTTGGATTTTATCATGCTATAAGAAATGTACATCTAGGTTATCTTCAAACATATGTATTATCTAATAAAGGCAATATTTATATGTGGGGTAGTAATACAGGATTCTTAACACAAGGAACACCTCTAGTTAGTAACAGGTCATTCCCTGTACAAATTACTAATAACACTGCCATGATGCCAGCATATTCTAGAACACCAGTATTTTCAAAAATTACTGCACTAGATTCAGCTATCGCAGGTCTTGATATATATGGAAAACTATGGGTTTGGGGAAGAAATGGTAGTGACGGCCCATTAGGAACTAACTCAATCATAAACAGGATAGCACCAGTACAAATGAATAATAAAACTTATATAGATGTATCTGGTCAAGCTGGTACCACATTGTATCTCATAGATAGCGATTACAAACTATGGGTATGCGGTAACAACGCTAACGGTCAATTAGGTACTAACGATGTGCCTAATAGAAGTAGCCCAGTGCAACTCTTAGCATCTTCTAGTGTTAGTTTAGTGCATGGTTCTAGAAGTACAGGATTGTTTATGACAATTGATGGTGTATTATGGGGTTGCGGCGGAAACGGTGCATCCGCAGCAGGTAGCTACGGAGCATTATTAACCGGTGACACTATTGCTAGAAGTAGCCCAGTAATAGTTACATCAGATACATCATGGAAACTTATTAAAACTGGGTGGAACGGTGAAAATGCTGCTGGAATTAAAAATGATGACACACTATGGGTTTGGGGCGGAAATAATAACGGTCAACTAGGACAAAATGATAGAGTAGAAAGAAATAGCCCGGTGCAAATTCCAGGAAGTTGGATTAACATAGCCTGGGGATATCGAGGTGCAATGGCACTAAGATCCGATTATACTGTTTGGGCATGGGGACAAAGCATCGCTGGAAATTACACATATAACTATGGAGCTACTACTTTTAATAGATCAAGCCCCGTACAACTTTCCGTGAATGGACAATTTAGTTTTACTCAAATAGATGCATCTTATCAAACTACTGCATTTGTGTTAACTGATGGAACACTTTGGATGTGTGGTCAGAATAACCAAGGTGGCTTAGGCGACAACTCAATTCTTGCAAGAAGTAGCCCAGTACAAGTAGGTGCAGGAACTCTTTCTCCACTAACAACATTATTAGCCAACGAAGCTACTAACCCAGTAAGTATATCAGTACAATTGGGAACTAATAATTGGTCAAAAGTTGCTGATGGCAGAGACTTTATGTTAGCAACAAGAACCAATGAAACACTATGGGCGTGGGGACTTAACACTTCTGGGCAATTGGGAAATAATGATGGTATTTCTCGTAGCAGTCCAGTTCAAATTTCATCACCTACAACCGGTTCATTTACTCAAATAGTTGCCGGTACAACACACGCTGGATTCATATTCAAGCCAACAACATAAAATTACGGACATAACTTAATCTTAATAAGTAATATACTTAAGAGGAAAGTTATGCACGAAATTGATGAAATGTTAAAGCTCCAATTAGAGGGCAGACATACAGAGGCAAGAAAACTTAGCGATAAATTAGAAAATATTGGACCAGAAAAAATCTTAGACCCAATGGGCAAAAATACAGAAGATATCTGGATGCGTCATTGCTTTAACCGCGGCTGGTTCATAATCCAAGAAGGTGATTATCAAAAAGGCTGTCAACTACTTGAACATGGTAGATTTCTAAGTGTGTACGGCAATGGTCCCATCAAAACTACTAAACCAATCTATAATCCCAAAGAACATGATATTAAAGGTAAAACAATATTAATTGCATTAGAAGGTGGTTTGGGAGATGAAATTATACATGCAAGATTTATAACATCATTTAAAAACCTTGGTGCAGGTAAAGTATATCTATCAGCAGATCCCACATTAGCTCCATTGTTCTCAACAATCGAGGGCATAGATAAAATTATAACAAGATTAGAAATCGATAAAACAGATTTTGATTACTGGATTCCTGGCTTCAGCGCAGGATGGGTAGCAGGTCATACCTTCGATGATTTCCCAGGGAAACCATACATCAAATCAAATACTGAACTTGTAGAAGTTTGGAAAGATAAAATCAAATCAGATAAGATTAAAGTTGGTATTCGCTGGGCAGGTAATCCTAAATTTGAACATCAACAATTCAGAAGATTCCCTGAAAAGTTTATCACTAATCTAAAAAAATATAAAGAACTACAACTATACAGTTTACAACGAGATGAAAATACAATCGACTTACCTGATGACATAATTGATTTACAACATTCATTAGTGACATGGGACGATACTGCTGCCGCTATTGAAAATTTAGATTTAGTTATAACAAGCTGTACTAGCGTAGCACATCTTAGTGCAGCTTTAGGTAAAGAAACATGGGTAATCGTTCCTGCACTACCTTATCATACATGGACATACAAAAGCCCATACAGTAGAATAACTCCTTACTATGACACTGTAAAATTATATAGACAAACTGCAAAAAGTAAATGGAATGATACATTTCAGTTATTATACAAAGAGTTAGAAGAAAAATTTAACTTAGAACATGTAGAACATACTAACGAAGACCGTATCACTAAGAGACTAAACTTAGGTTGCGGATTCAAAAAATTCGAAGGATTCACTAATGTTGATATGAATCCTATTTTCAAACCAGAAGTAGTATGTGATTTAAATAAGTTTCCTTGGCCATTCGAAGATGGTGAATTTGACCACATCGTTGCAAAAGACATTTTAGAACATCTAGGTGAAAAGCCAGGAGACCTATTGAAAGTGATTCAAGAACTATATCGAATCAGTCATCACAGTGCGCTTTGGGAAATTCAATCTCCTCATTGGAGATCAGACAATGCAATAAATGATCCGGATCATAAAAATTATATCACCGCAGGTATGTTTGAAGGATATAATCAATTTACATTAATGGATAAGTTAAGAGACGGACAATCGGATAGCGTTCATGCATTCATGTCAGGGATAGATATAGAACTCGTGGATTTGAAATTTGAATTCAATAAATTTTGGGAAGACAAAATTAATAGTAAAAAAATTACTGAAGAAGAACTTAATCACGCATTGAACCACTATAGTAATGTAGCACATAGCGTTAAGTATCTAATACAGGTTCACAAACCATCTAGGATACCTAACTCGGAGTTTACTGAAACTATTGATAATTTACTCAAAATAGTTGCCAAACCAAAGGAAAACAATGTATAACATTACTTGGGATACAAATTATAGTGATCCTAAAAGTGTATCTACAATGACCGGTGGAGCAAAAACTAATATTGAATTTTTGATTAGCTTGTTTGGTCTGCCTAGCTCAATCATTGAAGTTGGATGCTTTGAAGGTAATACTACTTTTTGGCTAAGTGATGTAATCACTCCGCATTTTCCGAACTTGAAAATCTATTCAATAGACCCTCACAAAGGTAGTATAGATATGCAAGAAGATGGAGAAACAATTCATCAACGCTTTGTTAATAACTTAACAGCTAATACACATAAAAATGTAGAATATATAAGAAAAAACAGCGATGAAGGTTTGATAGAATTGTACAATCGAAATGTAAAAGCAGAGTTGATATACATAGACGGAGATCATCAGTCAAACACGGTGTTATCTGATTTAGTGCTAAGTTATAAACTATTGCCTATAGGTGGAGTTTTACTTTGTGATGATACTGGTGATTGGCAATACGAAGATAAAAACAAAACCAAAGCAGTTCAAATGAGTCCTCGTTTGGCTGTAGAAATGTTTATCGCATGTAATTGGCAAAACATTAGACCAATCGTATTACCTAATGCAGGACAAACAGCAATACAAAAAATATGTTAAATTTATACCGTTCAAATATAATGCAAATAGAATCCGCATATATCATCACTGTTAAAGGTGATGTTAATAGCGAAAAGTATTCTTTAAACTGTCAAAAAAGTTGTGAGGCAGTTGGTATGCCCTATAAAGTATGGGACGCATATAATGGTATCGGTACCCCCGGTGTCATTACTCCGCCAGAACATATGAAGAATGATAGTATTATGAATATACTCAAAATCACAGACCATTACTTGACTAGGGGTGAAGTAGCATGTGCTTTAAGTCATATAAGTTTATGGGTACATTGTGCATTGATTGATAGACCTATTGTTATTTTAGAGCATGATGCTTATATGATTAGAAAACTAGATGTTAAGGATAGCTATAACTCTATCGTTTATTTAGGTGGACAAGAGTGGGTCAACGATAATTGGAAAGTATATCCTATACCACCTCATGCTAGTGAGGGTAAAAATGTATTATTCATTTGTCGTGCTCACGCATACTGTATTGACCCTGTGGTTGCAAAGAATATGATAAGTTATGTATTAACACATGGTATATGCGACCCATTAGATATTATGTTAAAGGCAGATATATTTAACATTACCCATCAAGGTATATATGCATCTGATGTAGTCAGTTCATCAGACGATACTACTATTCTTTCTAGACCCAAAGAGGGAAGAACAACTATAAGAAATGAAGATTTGAAATGGTAAAAAACACAATATTCACTTACTACAATCATCAAATACATCCTGATATTGCAACATATCAACATGCTGTTATTAACAAAATAATAGAAGGTTCTGATATTGATTTCAATCCTTTAAAATACAATGCTGATGATGGGAAACTTTATCCAGATGATGTGATTCATTATGGTTTGCATACTCTATTTGATAAAGGATATGAAAACATATTCATACTAGACATTGATTGTATTCCTTTGAGTTTAAATGCCCTGACATACACCTTTGACAAAGCTAGTAATGGGACTCTGATAGGAAATGCACAAAGAAGCCATCATTTAGATAACAATGAACATATCTTTGTAGGCTCAAGTTGTTTATGTTTAAACGGTAAGCTATATGAAAGTATGGGCGTACCCTCATTCACTCCTACGAATAGAGGAGACATTGCAGAAGAATTAGCATATGTAGCAGAAGAAAAGAATATACCAATCGAATTCTTTGTACCACATAGTTTCGAATCTAAGCCAAATGGTTGTGATAGTTGGGCGTTAACAGGTGATATGAAACCGTATGGTATTGGAACTACTTTTATGAAACATGACGGAGAGTTGATGTTCTATCATTTATTTGAGAGTAGAACTAATTTGAATGTCGAGAGATTTGTATCAAAATGTCAGGAGATGTTAAATTTAGATAAGTAGTTATCTAATGAACGTTTTTCAATTGAACTATGAAGCCAGACTTAGAAGCTGGTACGATTTGAGAGCCGAAATAGACGGCACCTTAATACAAAACATGTGTGTAGAAGTTGACAATTGGTGGCAAAAAGCACCATTAGTCAATCACCATTTGCACATTCTTGATACCGAAAACTGGCCCGGCCCATGGGATCTTTTGGTAGAAAATACCTATTGTACTGTTGCTAGAGCCCTAGGAATATGTTATACTTTGTTCTTAAGTGGAGTAAATGACATAGAAATGGTAGAGGCTACTGATTCCGTCGGGGAAGATGTGGTATTAGTCCTGGTAGACAACGCAAAATATATACTTAATTACTGGCCCGAAACGGTACTAAGTAATAATCTAACAGACTTTACAATTAAAAGATCCATAGATATCTCTAATCTAAAAACAAAAATATAATAAGGCTAAAATATGAACAATATTAATGTAATCAAGCGTGATGGGACCTCAGTTCCTCTAGATATCTCAAAAATACAAAGACAAGTAAGTTATGGATGTAGGGGCATAGATAATGTCAGCCCTAGTATGATTGAAATCAAAGCGCAAATCGAATTACATGATGGAATATCAACTAAAACCATTGACGAACTACTACTAAAAGCAATGGTAAACTTGATTGACGAAACTGAAAACTCGGACATCAATAATGTAAACTATCAATATGTAGCAGGAAGACAAAAGGTTTCTATGCTACGCAAAGAAGTGTACGGCGAATATACCCCGCCCAAACTATACGAAATTGTAAAGAAAAATGTAGCACTAAAAATGTATTCTACTGAACTACTAGATTGGTACTCAGAAGAAGAATGGAATATAATCGACCTATTTATTGACCATAGCAAGGACGAAAATTACACCTATGCGGCTATCGCCCAATTGGCTGAAAAGTACTTAGTGCAGAACCGTGCTACTGGTCAAATCTATGAAACCCCTCAAGTACGCTACGCAATCGCTGCCGCTACTGCTTTTCACAACGAACCAAAAGATAAAAGATTAAAATATGTTAAAGAATATTATGAATGTGCAAGCGAAGGACATTTCACACTCGCTACTCCTGTACTCGCTGGTCTCGGGACTCCTACTAAGCAGTTCAGTAGTTGTGTTCTTATATCCGCAGATGATACACTGGATTCTATATTTGCCGCCGGGGAAATGATGGCTAAATATGCCAGCAAACGAGCAGGCATTGGACTAGAAATCGGTCGCATTCGTCCAGTAGGCGCACCTATTCGTAACGGCGAAATCAAACACACAGGTATGATCCCATTCTTAAAGAAATGGTTCGGTGACTTGCGTAGTTGTTCACAAGGTGGTCTACGCAACGCAAGCTGTACAGTTACATTCCCAGTATGGCACTATCAATTTGAAGACCTAATCGTATTAAAGAACAATCAAGGTACAGAAGAAACTCGTGTACGACAAATGGACTATTCAGTAGTCGTTAATAAGATGTTCTGGAATCGTTATCGTAACAATGAAAACATTACCTTGTTCGATCCACATGAAGTGCCAGACTTATACGAAGCATTCTACAGAGATACAGAAGAATTTGAAACATTATACAACCACTATGAGCACAAGCGTGGTGTAAAGAAGAAAGTAATATCAGCAGTTGAAATATTTAAGAACGGTATTCTAAAAGAAAGAACAGATACAGGTCGTATCTATCTTGTGAATATCGACAATGTAATTAGTCAGGGTCCGTTTGATACAAAACTAGATCCGATTTATCAGAGTAATCTATGCCAAGAGATACTATTACCTACTAAACCTTTCCAACGCATTGAAGACGAGGCAGGACGCATTGCTCTTTGTACTTTGGGCAGTGAAAACTGGGGAGCGTTTAAGACGCCCCAAGAAATGCGTAAGAGTTGTAGAGTACTAGTAAGAAGTTTAAGTAATCTCCTTAGCTATCAAGACTTCCTCTCAGTGCAGAGCAGGTTAGCTAACTTAGACTTTGAACCTCTCGGTATAGGCATTACCAATTTAGCATACTGGCATGCAAAGCGTGGTTTCAAGTATGGATCACCAGAAGCACTACAAGAAGTTAAGCGCTGGATGGAACATCAAGCATATTACTTAATTGAAGCATCTGTCGAACTAGCACAAGAAAAAGGTGCATGCCATAAATCAGCACAAACATTCTACGGTAAAGGTGTATTCCCCTGGGAGCGTAGAGCAGAGGGTGTCAACGAATTGACTGACTTTACACCTAGCTCGACATTAGATTGGGAAGGCTTACGTAGTAAACTATTGCAATACGGTATCAGAAATGCTACACTAATGGCTGTAGCGCCAGTAGAGTCCAGCTCAGTTGTGTTAAACTCCACCAACGGAATTGAAATGCCGATGGAATTGATTTCTGTGAAGGAATCGAAGGCTGGATCGTTTGTACAGGTTGTACCTGAATACAAACGTTTGAAGAACCGTTATCAACTAATGTGGGATCAGAAAGATTGTGTGGATTATCTAAAAACATCAGCAGTATTAGCAGCCTATATAGATCAATCACTTAGCACAAATACTTTCTACAACCCTGCATACTTTGATGGTGGTAAAGTTCCTGCAACACTTATCAGTAAGAATCTAATGCTTGCTAGTAAGTGGGGAATCAAAACTATCTATTATAGCTTAATAAATAAGATGGGTGCTAAGGCATCATTACAAGAAGATAATGTTATCCCATTCGTAAAACTAGATTTAGTTGATTCGATGGACGACCTAGATGATTGTGAAGCATGTAAACTATGATTACACTAACTGAATCCGCACTAGCTAAAATTTCAGATATTCTTGCAGAAGAAAACAATCCTGCAATGAAACTAAGAACCTTCGTACAAGGCGGAGGTTGTTCTGGATTTAATTATGGATTCATGTTAGATGAAGAACAAAATGAAGATGACTTCATCATTGAGAATTCAGGTGCATCTGTGCTAGTTGATAGCATGAGTATGCAATATCTACAAGGCGCAACGATTGATTATAAAGAAGAAATCATGGGAAGTAGCTTTGTAATTAAAAACCCTAACGCTACCACTACATGTGGTTGCGGATCTAGCTTTTCGATTTAAGGAATATAAATGGCTTACAGCGAAAAAGTTATTGACCACTACGAAAATCCTAGAAATGTAGGATCATTCAATAAAGACGATTCTGATATTGGTACTGGCATGGTCGGAGCTCCTGCTTGCGGTGATGTTATGAAACTACAAATCAAAGTTGAAGATGGAGTCATCAAAGATGCAAGATTCAAAACATATGGTTGTGGTTCAGCGATTGCATCAAGCTCTCTTGTTACTGAGTGGGTCAAGGGCAAAACACTTGACGAAGCGGTAGCATTAAAGAACAGTCAAATTGCAGAAGAACTAGCCCTACCTCCTGTAAAAATTCACTGTAGCATTCTTGCAGAAGATGCTATCAAAGCGGCAGTAGACGATTATAAAAGGAAGATAAATGAAAAAGCGTAATTACACACAAGACACAGTAAAAAAGCTACAAGGTAGCGTACAGATTGAACACACATTAGCAAAACGAGGAGCGGCAAAACTTCGTGCTCTATTAGCTAACGAACCATATGTTAACACACTAGGTGCATACAATGGACAAATGGCAGTACAACATGCTAAAGCAGGATTGAAAGCAATTTACTTGTCAGGCTGGCAAGTAGCGGCAGCTAACAATACACAGAATACAACATACCCAGATCAATCACTATACCCAGTTGATTCAGTTCCTCGTGTAGTGAAAGGTATCAACAACGCATTCAAACGTGCAGACCAAATCGAGCACAGCGAAGGCAATGTAACAACAGATTATTTCTTGCCCATCGTGGCCGATGCTGAAGCAGGCTTCGGTGGTGCATTGAATGCATATGAGTTAATGTATCATATGATTGAAGCAGGAGCTGCCGGTGTTCACTTTGAAGACCAATTAGCATCAGAGAAAAAATGCGGTCACTTGGGAGGAAAAGTTTTGGTCCCAACATCACAGATGATTCGCACTTTAAACGCGGCAAGATTAGCCGCAGACGTTGCCGGCGTTGACACGGTTATTATGGCTCGCACAGACGCAGAAGCGGCAACATTAATTACCAGTGACCACGACCCATTAGATAAGGACTTTGTAATCAATGAAAGAACAGAAGAAGGATTCTACAAATTTAAAAACGGTATCGATGCATGTATTGCAAGAGGTTTGGCTTATGCCCCTTACGCTGATCTTTTATGGTTCGAAACATCAACCCCGGACATTGCTCAAGCAAAGAAGTTTGCAGACGCTATACATGCACAGTTTCCTAATCAGATGTTGGCTTATAATTGTAGCCCTAGCTTCAATTGGCGTAAGTTCTTATCAGTAGAAGAATGTGAAACATTCCAGAAAGAACTAGGACTATTAGGCTATAAGTTCCAATTCATTACATTAGCAGGCTTCCATAGCGTAAACTTAGCTACATTTGAATTGGCAGAAGCATATAAAGAACGAGGCATGGCTGGTTACTCAGAAATGCAACAGCGTGAATTCGCCGCACAGGATAGAGGATTCACAACTGTTAAACATCAAAGAGAAGTTGGCGTAAGCTACTTTGATTTGATTAGTGAGGCAGTGGGCGCTACATCAACTGTAGCAAATAAGACTTCAACAGAACACGACCAATTCTAAGGAAAAACAATGATTGACCTAGACGCTTATAATATCAGTTTTATGCTCATGGACAAATGGCGCAAATATGCTATGCAAAGTTCTGGGTCAGTCGCAAAGTTGGGAACGGTCCCTGTTTATGTAGAAGTAAACGGGGAACTAGTTGAAGTGTCTGATGTATCAGACGAGAACGGTAAAATCATTTTAAAAACAAAATAATAACAATATGTCAAAAGAACAATACAATCTAACCAAACCTACCGATTACCTAAAGCGTAAAATGTTTTTAGACCCAGAGGGTCCTGTAACTGTACAACGCTTTGAAGAAGTTAAGTATCCTAAACTACAAAAGTTTGAAGAAATGGCTCGTGGCTTTTTCTGGGTACCTGAAGAAATTTCATTAACAAAAGATAAGATTGACCATAAGGAATCAAGTGATGCTATTAAGCATATCTTTACTAGCAATTTGTTGCGTCAGACTGCTTTGGACTCTATACAGGGTCGTGCACCGTCTCAAATATTCGGACCTGTCTGTTCCATACCGGAGCTTGAAGCTCTCACACTTACTTGGGGTTTCTTTGAGACAAGCATTCATTCCAAAAGCTATAGTCATATTATTAGAAATATCTATGGCGTACCGAAAGAAGAATTTAATAAGATCCACGACACTAATGAGATTGTCGGCATGGCAGCGAACATTGGACGCTATTATGAAGACCTTCATCAACTTAATTGTAAAAAAGAACTCGGCGTGGCAGTTGATACATTCGAGCATAAGAAAGCCATATGGATGGCTCTACATGCAAGCTACGCTCTCGAGGCTCTTCGTTTTATGGTTAGCTTTGCTACCAGTCTTGCTATGGTGGAAAATAAGATTTATATAGGCAACGGAAATATTATCTCGTTGATTTTACAAGATGAAATACTACACGCAGAATGGACGGCTTGGATTATCAATAATGTCGTTAAAGACGATCCTGATTTTGTCAAAATTCAGAATGATTGTGCCCGTGATGTATATAATCTTTATATTGAGGTTATTAATGAGGAGAAAGCATGGGCTGACTACTTATTTTCAAGAGGGGTTGTCATCGGGCTTAACGCCGACATTCTCAGAGATTTTGTTGACTTTACTGCATACACAAAACTTAAAGAAATAGGAATCAAATACTTAGAGAATCATCCTAAGCACAGTCCTATTCCATGGTTCAATAAGCATGTCAACATCAACAAGAAGCAGACAGCTTTACAAGAAAATGAATCAACTAATTATGTTATCGGCGTAATGAGTGATTCAGTAGATTACGAGGAGTTACCAGTATTATGAGTGAAATAACAATTGATGAAAAACAGAAACGCTTAGAAAAAGCTAAAGAAACAACACAATACATTCTAAAAGAAAGTAGTCGCCGTGAATGGCGTCAATCAGTTGAAACTACTAAAGATGTATATGAAAAATTCAAAAAAATTGAACTTAAAGAAAGATGTCTAAGAGTTAAGTTTTTAGATTGGCTATCTGCAAAACTATTAGACTGGAGTAAGAAAGTGCATAATGTCAGTATTCGTATTGATAGTCCATGCGTTATCAAATTGCCAGAAAATAAAGCACAAAAAAGTCCCTACTGGACGAGTAAAACAGGAGAAAAGAAATGAAAGCAATCGTATGGTCAAAATACAACTGCCCCTATTGTGAGCAGGCAAAACAACTATTAGCACAGCGTGGTATTAGTTATGAAGAACGAAAAATCGGTGATGGATGGGATAAGGAAGACTTGTTAGAAGCAGTACCTAACGCCCGTTCAGTGCCACAAATTTTCTTAAATGATGAACTTGTTGGTGGGTTCACAGAATTAAGAGAAAAACTACTAACAGAAGGAATCTAAATGGCTTACAAAGCTGGAACAGTATACACATTCAAATTTAACTCAGGCGAAGAAATGATTGCTAAAGTCACTAACTTGTTGACACAAGACTATATTGAGGTTGAAAATCCATTATCAGTCGCCCCAAGTCAAAAGGGCATGGGTCTAATTCCTAGTCTTTTTACTAGTGATCCTGACAAACCTGTGATGATAAATATTAATAGTGTTGCAATGTATTGCGAAGCAGAGGATTCTGTTAAATTGAAATACTTAGAAGCAACAACTGGAATTCAGGTTCCAGAAAAGAAAATTTTAGTGGGTTAAACAATGGCACAATTAAGTCGTGTTGGTGATACAAATCAAACCGGTGGAGCAATCATCGGCGGAGCCAGCACGGTTTTTGCTAACGGAAAAAATGTGGGGCAACTAGGTAATTCACTAACCCCACATGCTCCTTTTGGAAGACCCCATCCCCCTCATGCTAGGGCTACTGTAACTTCTGCTAGCCCAACAGTATTCGCAAACGGAATACGAGTCGCTAAAGTTGGCTCAAGTAATAGCTGTGGACATAGCATGGTGCAGGGATCACCCAATGTTAATGTACCATGAGTCTAAACGGAAAATATAGCCCATTAAATCTTAATCTATTAGGATCACTACTATCAGGTTCTGGTATCAGAATCAATGCCGTAGCCTCACAACTAATGGGAACTGCTGTAAGCGATACAGAATACACTAAAGGTGAATGCGTATCCGGAACAGTATTGAATAGATTAGTCGATAGTATCAACTTAGCTTACGATAAAATAGGTACCGGAATAACACAATCAACTTACGATAATCTAATATCTATCGGTGCTTCTACTATCCCTGCATTAGGTAACAGTAAGCCTAGCACTTACTTAATTACATATTCAGGAGTAGCTACTAGATTCGGATTCATCAAAGCTGTGGCTGCACAAGCAGCGGCAGAACTTAATCCAACGGGAACTTATAGCGTAGGTAACTTCGTAAGCACATTCAATGCTGCCGAAGGATTTAAAAATAAAACAAATCAAGCTATTGGTAGCTTCATAACCGCTCAAACATTCATGTCAGGAACATTCAGTAATATGAATGACTTGATTACTTCAGATATAACTGGCGTAAGTCTCGCTACATTATACTGGGGACAGGATCTTATCGCATCGGGAAGAGCAATAGATTTAGCTGAAATCGATAGATTCGGACTACCCTCTGTACTTCTTAAAACTCTAAAGAATAATCAAGCAATCACAAAAGCTCTAAGCCTAGCACTAATGAGTTCAGGATTGACTGCTTCTAATATAGATAAACTATTAGCAGGTCAAGTTGCTACAGTAACACAAGAAAAACAAATCTATGCAGCCTTCAATATCATAGTAGGAATAGACCTATCAGATATCTGTACTATCATTAACTGTCAAACTAAAGGATTAGTTAGTTTAGCAGACTTATTAGACCCTAAAAAGCTGTTCCCAAATAGTTACAAAACATTAACAGTACCTAGATATAATGCAAGACTTAACCCCACTAATAGTAAAACATACTTCTTGATATATAAAGGTGGTGAACCAAATGTTCTAACTTCAATGAACTTTGGGTTAAGATTACGCAATATCCTATCAGATCAGTTAGCGTATGCATGTGATGCTTTTGGCACATCTATGCAACAGATTAAAAATATTAAGAATATTAATATTGAGAAATTTAGTCAGATTGTTACGAACTTAGAGAATGTTCAAACATTACCTACAGGCGCTACAAGTATCCCGGCTAATACTGCAATGATTACTGCAGGATATAATGCACTTGCAATGGGTACAGGCCCAGGCGGAACTTATACTACTTGTGATTTCTTTGGCGCAATGTCAGGATTAAGATATCAATGGCCGTTCATGTATCAATACATTATGGCTACTCAAACAACTAACTTGGGTACTATATATGAATCAATGTATACATTGTTATCTGGCGCAGGCCCATATACAGATTTACAAACATTAATAGATTCTGCAAATGCAGAAATTAGTTCAATTTATAGTTCTAATTCAAATGTTGCAACATTGAATAGTTTATATGATTATATCGGATCGTTATTGTACCGAGAGCAATTGGCTAGGTCAATCGCATTACCAAATTTGGCAGATTTAACATCAACACAACAGGACATATTGGCTTTCCTAGATAATCTAGGACAATATGCAAACGAGACACAAGACTATGGATCAAGTCGTGTCTTAGAAGCAATCGCTGATACTACTACTACAGGAGGAAATAGTTTGATTGGATCCATGCGTGAAATACGCAACGCCGAACGCTTAGGACTAGCAGGATTAAAATTAGATAACGATGTTATATCTAATACAATTCCTAAACCTAGAACAGGTGTATCTTCAGGATATACTAATACAGGTCAAGCAACAAAAGTCCCAATCGTAACAGGTTCCGCTACAGTACCGGGAAGTTTAGCGGGCTCACCTGAAACAATGTTAATACCGGATAATCTAAGTATATTGAATATCCCAAGTACGGTATTAACCCCATCAGAAGCAATCAATGAAATCATCAGATGCAATTGCGACTGCTGGGACGAATTATGATTTTAGTTTAAAACTAAAACATAGTAAAACCAATTAACGAAACGCTTAACGGCGTTAGAAGAAAGGAAAATACCTATGAGAAATTCCCATATCCTAATGAAAGTTGTAGCAATATTTCTCGCTATGTCTTTTATGTTCGCACCATTAATGGGCGCAATACCATCTGCAAAGCAACTTCCACAAACAGAAGAACCAATACAAGTTGTTAAAAAAGTAGATGAAAAACAATTACAATGTCTAGCTGATAATATCTACTTTGAAGCTGCCGGAGAACCCATCGAGGGTAAAGCCGCAGTAGCAAGAGTTGTACTCAATAGAGTTAATCATGGGTTCGCCCCAACACCTTGTAAAGTAGTCTATCAATCTACTACAGTAAAACAAATCAACGAGGAAGACGAAACATTTTGGGTAAAAGTCTGTCAATTCAGTTGGGTTTGCGAGGGTAAGAAAAACCCAAATCGTAACTCTACTCACTACCAAAAAAGTTTACAAGTTGCTAAAGATGTGCTAGTATACGATAAGTATAAGGACATAATACCTAAAACCGTATTGTTCTTTCATAATACCAGCTATATCAATCACTACCCACATGAAGTGGTGAAAAGAATTGGTAATCATGTATTTTATAAGAAGAAACATGGAAAACAAAAAAATTATAGCAAACAGCCCGCAACGACACATGTTCACACTAGAGAAGTATCTGGAGAAACTGGATAATAATCCTGGTGATACAACTGCTCAGGATATGGTAAAATATCTTATGTCATACAAAGATATGAAAACAGAACAAGAATCAGATCCTGAGTGGCAAAAGAATAACATGGAATATGACTTGCGTACAAGTCAAGAATTAGTAGACAAAGTCCGAAGTGATGATGTCTATGCACAAAACTTGTACGCAGCCATGTGCAATAACGAATTCATTAGAAATGATGTTTGGCCATTACTTAAAGGAGAAACTTGGAGTTGCTCTTGGAGAAGTGCTGGCGGCATCGTTGCTGACATGAAAGGTGCAGGTGACTACATCGACTATTACTGTAGCGGGATCGGTAACGGAGACGATTTAACTGATGAACAGTTCAATCAATTGGACTACGAAGCCAAAGAATATTATATTAACAGTAAACGGTTTGTCAACGAATCTGTAATAACAGACGAAGTCCGTGAAGATTTGCTTAAAATAGGATGGATTCAAGCACAAGATAATAATAGTATTTAAACTTTATCCCAATCGTTTAAATGCCATGATGGTTTGTTTAAAGTATTGATATCTGTAATTTCAAAATTCTTGACATAATCAATACGCTTCTTTCTATCAGTAAACCCATCACTTGCCCTGCTAGTCAATACTAATACACTGTCCGGTACAATCTTCTGCAATGATGTGATTAACCTGTTCTCACATCCGATACGGTACTTTAAACTCTGTAATGCTACATAGGGAACATGGTTGAATAAATCACTTAGATTTATAAGAGTATTCTTGTCTCTTTCTATCCAATTTAAGTCATACTTTGATGTATAGTCAACTAATATATACTTAAACTTCAACTGACGGATACGGGCCCAAACACTGATAAAATCGTCAAAGTTCTTAGTGAACTCTATGAATTGATTATTCCAAGACTCTAAGTACAGATTAATATCATAATTGCTGCCATTTACGATAGCAGTCTGTTTACTCTTAAAGAACGAAACATAATCAGTCCCGTCCCATTCGTTAACTAAACTCTCCATAAATTGTAAACATTGATAATTGATATCGGTGAATACTACAGTAGCATCGTCAGTATATCCAAACTTGTTCAGATTATATATCCAATTTAATCCGGTCCCAACACTAATATATTGTTCAATTTTTCTGTCAATCTGTGGAATCTCAGGGAGAATATCAGTATTAAATGGGAAGAAAACATTATTACAGAAGAATTGATTATGGTATATTTCTGCCATTTCACGGACAAATACATGGTCATATTCATAGTATAGATATTTCTTATCTAATCTGATACTGTCTCCCAAATCAATAACATTCCTATTATGAAGCATTGCTTGACTGAATAGATTATACCCATGCTTTCTACTTGAATATGTCTTAGTCTCAATCCCTGGCTTCACCCATAATGGTAAGTCATGGTCACCGAATACACCCTCAACAGACCTTAAAGGTTCTATCTGTGTATGTGTTATAGTTTCTTCTTCCCCGATATCAGGGAAATCTAATTCATAATATTCGGGCAAGAATACTACATAAAACTGATGATGTATCTCATAGTAACTATCTTCACGGTCAATAATATGCCCCGCAATAAAGAAGTCTTTCTTACATAGATTATCAACATGCTTGAATATACGGTCGCTAAGTC